TAATAACAAGAATTGATGTGAGTTTTCTACGCCTTGTACATCTTTCATATACTCCTGTACAGCATTATATGAATCATCGGTTAATTGTCCGTTTTCTACAACAATAGCAGCAGGAACATGGCGTCCTTGTTTAAAATAGTAGTAATTTAATTCTTCTGCTTTTCTAGCACCAAATAAAGAAACAAGGTGGCCCAAGTATCTAGGCTTACCATATGGAGTAGGGCCTATCTTTAACTGTACAACTTCCGTTGCTTCATCTTCTTCATTATGATCGGCTGTAAAATCACCTGTTTTCGAATTCATAAAACGTGGATCACCGAACTCTTTAAAGAATGTTTTGTTTCCATTTTTCAATTGAACAAACCGACGAAACTTTTTAGGGACTTTCATTTTCACAGGCTTATTCTCACGCATCACAACAAACGTAACATCTACAGGATCAGTATACTTTGTTACCCGTACATCCTCACATTCCATATATATAATAGTACAAGGCTCTCCTGATCCGTTCCGTAATACTTCCATATAACCAGTTCCTGTCTTCTCCATGTCCGCTAAAGACCAGGATAAGATTGTTTCTGGTGTTTCATCAAAATTAAGATATTTTAAAAAAAATCTTAATTTGTCCCATTCTACATCTGCTTTCTTTTGGATTTCAGTTTTGGCCGCTCTATAATCAAAAGAATATTCGGGTACCAACCCAAAACCAGATATATTAGTAGTCATCGCTTCAACGCACTGCTGTAAAATACTTGAGTACTCTGCTATATTTTTCAATTCTTTGATATTGTGGGGTGGCGGTATAATACCATCTGTATCATACATGCCACTAAACGCATCATCATATATTTGTTTAGTAGTAGATGAAGCACCTTCCACTTTAATTACCGTTGTCCTTACTTTACTCACGCTGATTTACCCTCCCTTCCTTTTCTTTTTCGTTGTGGACGCTTCGAACGATCTCTAACTTTTGGATAGAATGGTGCAAACGCCATTACTACGGCTTCTGCTCTGTCGGGAGATTTTAATCCCCTGTCTTTCATAGCCTTTTTAGGTTCTATTTTTATACGTCCATCACTATTAATTTGATATTTTCGTACGGATAATTGAGCAATTAAATCTTCATCATCTGGTATAGATACAAATTCAAGGCAATTATCTTTGAAATGCCCATACATAACACTGACAATACAGGCATATTCCGCATTACCCTTAGATGCAAAGTTAATAGGTATTACATCAATTGGATAATCATTTTCTGCTACAACTTCTTTTAAACGGTCCGTAACACCGCCACCAACACCTGTATCATCTATTCGTATTGGTATACGTTTTCCGGTTCGTTCACACCATGAGAAGTACTTCTTCGCCTCTTGTACTAACAATCCAGAAACATACATCGTATCTCTTTGATGATGCACTTGCAGCGGCAGCACCTTCCATCCTCTTCTCGTTGCAATAATCGTTTCATCAGATCCAAAACGTGCAACGTCACAGCCGATTTCTACAACTGCAGTATCAGGAATGATTTCTTTTACTGTAGATTCTTCTTCCTCATTCTCAATAACCTCAATCTTGTATACTTCTCTCATCCGTGCTGCTTCTGCAGTTTCTAGTGAAATAAATGCATCTGCTTCACCACGAGGGAATTCGCCCTCTACACGAACCCGATATACATCTGAACCTTCTCCATACTTTTTCTTAAGCATTTCAATGTTCTTTTTACTCGTCCGTGGCGAATCTTCACTAGATACTTTATGAGATTTATACAATGATCTGTCTTTATTATGAGAATCAAAAAAGACCCCACTAGTTTTAGTCGGGTTACCACACATAAATAATTTATTTTCCGAACCAGATAATGTACCAAGAATAGCTTCCATAATATCATCTGCTATACCAGAAGCTTCATCTGCAATAAATAACATGTAGTCTTCGTGGAAACCTTGCATATTTTCAGGACGTGTAGCTGTTTTTGCAGTAGCAAACCAACGATCTTCGAAACCTTTCATATAAATCTTAGTTTTCGTCCACTTAAGCAGGTCTTTCACTTGGGAACTATTAAGCCATTTTGCAATCTCTGCCCATAGCACATCATATAATTGTTGTTTGGTTGGAGCAGTACATATTATCTTCGGATATGGTCTGCAGCAAAGGAACCAAATACAGATCCAGGACTCCATTGCCGTTTTCCCCACACCTTGGCCAGAACGTACACTAACATGCGAATGGTTCGCTATATCATTAAGTACTTCTTTTTGCCACGGATCCGGCTCAACTTCAAGGATATCTTCTACAAATGCTACTGGATCATCTACATATATTTCTAGCAGCTGCGTAATTATATCTTCGAGTACGTCTTCTTCTGTTTCTACTTCATAAGGAATAGACATATTACCCGTCCTTCCAGTTAACTCAATTAATTTCTAGCGATACTAGCATTTGCCCACATAACAGCTTCTTCTAGTTTAGTAAGAGCTAATGATTTCTCACGGCTATTCGGGCACGTACTATCAATTAAATTAGCAAAATGTAAACCTTCATTTCTAATATCCGTATATTTCTCTACTTGGCCTTCTTTTGGCGGGTGGTAACTAAAATTGTTTTTAATTTGTTCTTTCATAATTTATCTTCCCCTCTACTTTGCATCAGTAATTATTTTCACACTAACATTACTACGCTCAATATTTTTAAATAACTCGCCGAACCAGGATCCCTTGCCAGTACCCTCTATTTCTATAATAAGTGTTTGATCTGTATTTTCATTCCATCCTACAGCCTTCTTAATAACATTCATAGTTTTCCAAATCACTAAATTAGTATCGAGTTTTTCCGTATTTTGTGAAGCAACCACATTAAATTTTACTGATTCTAATTTTTGGTTATCTTTATGAACATCCACAACAAAACAATCACTATCAAAATACGGATCCAAAAATACCGTTATATCTTCAGCTGCACTCATGCTATCAATATATTCTTTAATCTCTTTAAAAACAGAGTCTACTTTTGAAGCAAGTCCTGTTGGCAGTATAAATTGGTCTTTAAATTCTTTCTGTTGTCCTAGTATGGATGTTTGCAAAGAGAGTTCCGTCTTGTATTTATTATCCCCGCCTATAACTGTTTGATCTTGGACAGATTGAATCGATAACACATTTATTTTCATAAATTTATCCCCCATCATAAAAATAATAATTGCGTGTAATTTATATTACACGCTATAATGTAGATAATAGCTGACATAACAATGCAGGTTTACCAATCATATACCTGCATTTATCTACCAAAAAATATTGCGTGTAATTAAAAGGAGTGTTTTTATGCATATACTAGATTCATTTATCAATCACGAAAAAGAACATGGAAAAAGCCCCGAAACAATTCGTGGCTATCATTACAAGCTGCTTCACTTTGAAAAATGGCTAGGAGCAGTTGAAACTGATCTATATGAATTTTCTCGTTCGGATGTTCAACAATACTTAGATGACCTAACTTCACAAAAGAAAAGTGCATCTACCGTTAATGGCCATTATGCTGCAATTAGATCGTTTTCTCAGTTTGCTAAGAAAACAGATTGCATTAAAGATATTCGTATAGTTAAAGCACCTAACTTATATCGTGAAGCTCCAGTTGCATTAGAACGAAAAGAAGTACTGCGTATTTTAAGAGAAGTAGACCGTAGCGGTAATAAACGTGATAAAGCTATTCTTCTAACCTGCGTATACGCGGGAATTCGAGTAGCAGAAATTGTATCACTCGATATAGATGATATTAGCTTTTCTGAAAGACAAGGTACCATCCGTGTGAGACAAGGTAAGGGAAATAAAGAACGTATAATTCCATTACATAAAGAAGCACGTTATGCTATCTCCGATTATTTAAAAACTAGAGAGAGCACAGCAGCCGCTCTATTCCTCAGTAACAGACAAACACGTATTAGCAAAAGAACGGTTCAACATATCTGTAATAAATACGGTGTGAATCCTCACCAATTTAGGCATACGTTCGTTACTGATCTTGTTGATGCTGGTATCGATGATAAGACTATACAAACCCTAACTGGTCATGAAAGCCCTGCAATGATTACTCGTTACCGCAGTGTTAGACCAGAAGACAAACAAAATGCCATTGAAGCATTGTATAGGGACCGTGATTGAGCGATTAGGATTCTTTCCTTTTCGCTTTTCTTTTTGCAAATATATTTTCCAAACTTCCTGCCCAAGCTTTCGTTTGTTGTTGTTGATTTCCTGCGCTGCCTTTTTCCTTTTCCCACTTCTCTTCTAAAATAGCAAGCTTTCTTTCTTCAATTTCTAATTTTCGCGGCGTTGTATTAGCTAAAGCATCTAATTTCTCGACTGCTTTTAACTTTTTATCTTGAATACGCGTCAACGCATCTTCATGCGCTAAGACCGCAGCTATTCGATCGCCTTCAGTTTCTTCTATAGATTGCTCCACCATTTCGAATTCTTTAACAGTCATCGTTTTATATTCACCACTTGGTAAATCCTCAACTTGTATCTGTCTTTTTACAGGTGTACGCTCCTTTACGATTCGCCTTTGAACAGGCGTTAACCCTTCACGTAATGCCTTTATACGTTTCATGATGAACATCTCACGGTACGTGTACAACTGAATCGCATCGATAAGTTCCTGTATAGGATCTATTTCTACAATTTGGAGCAGCTGCCTTTCTTCTTCATCTAAGGCATCTTGCCACAAACTACGATACTCTCCTGTTTTCACCGCGTTCCCATTACGTAATGGAGCAGCACCACCCTTGTTTCCTACAGCATTTTTATTACCCGGTTTAGCACCAGGACCGCCCCTATTACCTAAAGCATTTTTATTACCCGGTTGGGCGCCTTTCGATTTAGGAGCGTTCCTTTTACTAATAGGAGCGCTCTCTTTTGATTTAGGAGCGTTCTTTTTTAATTCTTCCTCTAATGTTTCTTCCCAATTATCTTGAGATTTCCATTTACGAATGGTATTAGCAGGTACTCCAATTTGTTTTGCAATATCTACTAATTTATTTTCGTTACCGCTTTTTTCGTTATCAATCCATATTTTTTTAGCTTGATCCCGTCTAGGATCTCTCTTTCTAGCCATCTCTCATCTCACCACCTCCTCACCAGAATTCGAGTTTGAGTTTGTTTCCTATTTTTTTTGAGGATTAACCTGGCCTTTTTGTTTGTTCGTCATTAAAAAATTGTCCATTACCTTTTTGAGGACGCTCATGCCAGCTTCTCTTTTCTGCTTTGGCGTTGTATTATCTTCTAACTCATTAAATAACGGGAGCATTCTTTCTAATTTCTCTGCTTCAATTTGTTCATTTACCTTTTCTGTACCCAACATTGTAATGAACGTACCTATAATGACTGCTTGTTCCTGTTTAGTTAATTGCATTTGGGATAGATCCTCCTATCAAATAAAAAAGAGCAGCAAATTCGCTACTCTATAATCGTTTTAATAAAATATATTTGTTAACCTCTTCGTATGCTTCTTCATCCAAAATATCGAACTTGCTACAAACATAAGAATTCTCCTTAGAATTATCTCCACAGCAATTTAGCACTAAGTTAGAATTCCTCCATACCTCTAAAGCAACTTCACCTTTCTGCTTCTCCATTTCACGAACAGCATCTTCAATATCAAGAGTTGCCATAACTACAACTAGCGGTTCGCCGCAGTACTCTTCTTTATGTCCATATATAACATATATAGCGTTATTCATTCGTAACACGCTCCTTTTCTCAAAGGATAACATATATTATAAATCTTCATTACGTAATTTCTGCTCCAATTCTAAAAGTCTCTCTAAATCATTAACTGACTTAAATTCTATACTTCCATCACGTAAGCACTTATACCAATGAGCGATAGCAGATCGAACTACCTTTTTATATTTTTCACGATTTTCACTTTCTTCTTCATACTGCTCTAACTGCGATTGCAGCAATACTTTATCTGCATCTTCTGAATTAAAATGTTTAGTGTTTTTCATTGAAACAATCCCCGCTTCTGTTTATGATAGAAGTCGAGATAGTGGTCAACCAAAAACGTGGCCACGTAATATCCACTATCTCTACAAGGGATTGTTCCTTTGTATATGAAAAAGAGGAGTATTCGGGCGCTACCGTTTACTCCTCTTTATTTTTAAACCATTGCAAATAGATTTGTTCCGCTATTTTCTTAGTCATTACAGGCGGAACACTCATTCCGCATACATATTGGGGATTAGCATCGCCAAAATCATAATCTCTTGGGAATGACTGTATTTTAACAATATCTGCAGTAGATATTTGAAACGGTTCATCATAACGAATATTTATCCCACCAGCAGTTAATGTAGGTGGTACCTCATGATTCTTTACAAATACCGTGTTAAAATTATTATCTTTTCCTTCAATACGTTTCGAAATATCCCCCATATTCTTATCTGTAGGGATTCGTTTTAACCATCTGCGATATGTCTTTGTTTTAGGGTTGATAGGATTACCTTTTCCGCTCCTTATATCTCCATACGGGATAGGTAATTCATTAAAGGATAATTGTAGATCTGGTAAACTCAGTTCTTTTTGACGTGCAATAAAAAATATCCGCTCTCTTCTTTGCGGAATACCCATTGTTGCTGCATTCAATTTAAACAGCTGCACATCATATCCAATATCCTGAAAACCTTGGATAACTTCTTTTACGTACCCTTTCGCTTTCCCTATAATCATTCCCGTTACATTCTCTGCAACAATAACTTTTGGCTTTAACTTATCTGCTACTCCAATAAACTCAAAGAACAAATCATCTAATACTTGTTTCGCTTGACCCTCTCGAAAAGATTTCTTAACTCCCCAGGCTTCTTCTCTTACACCTGCAGTAGAAAATGAAGAACATGGCGGCGAACCATCCAATATATCTAAATTAAATAGTTCTGCGGGTAATTTAGCATTAGGGATATCTTTGAATTCTCTTATATCCATGCAATACGAATAGCGTGGCTTATGATTGTTTTGATATAATGCAACCATTTGAGGATCTATGTCACAATTTCCTAATACTGTGCAGCCTGCTAATTTATATCCCATAGTAGAGCCACCACCACACGCAAAACAACTAAATACATTTAGACCATTCTTCGGAATAAATTGTAAATCTGTTAACTTCCAATCATACTCTCTTTTCATTATTCCACCTCTTAATTAAAATGGAATCCACATTTAGGACAAGTATGATCGAACTGATTTTCCGAATAATCGTCTAAATTTAATTCCTGATTTTCACGAACTTTAGTTTCACCAAATTCCGTTTCTATTGCATTGGCATCATTTTTTAGAAGCTCTGCAAGTTCATCTTCATCAAATCCGGTAATTTGCAAGTTTGCTCCTGCTTCAGATAGATCTTGTAGCAATTGCTCTAACTTATATTCATCCCATTCACCTTCTACCTTATTAAGCGTGATATTTAAGGTTTTTTCCTCAGTATCACTCAAATCGACTACTGAAACTTCTACCTCTTCTAATTTCAGCTCATTTACAAGGATTTTGAAGCGCTGGTGTCCTCCAACTAAATTACCTGTACGCTTATTCCATACAAGCGGTTGTACATATCCGAATTTCTCAACTGACTGCTTTAATTTTTCATATTCTGCATCTCCCGGTTGTAAATCAATTCGGGGATTATATGGTGCAGGATTAATTTTGTTTATTTGTACTTTTCTAATCTCCATTCCATATCCTCCTATAAAACATAAAAAGAGCCCTATTATTAAGAGCTCTTTTTCTTCTCATATTATTCTTTTAAGATTTTATATCTCTTTGAACCAATAGCGCTTTACTACTCAACAAATAGAGAACTGGCTATTAGCTCAAAGAGAGACAAAAGCCTCTCCTTGTTAGTTGCAGATCATCATGATTCAGGAATGTTATTAACGACGAAATAACTTTGTGAGTAGTTAATATAAATTAAAATCGTGAAAGCATAAATGAATGAGCATCATATCCTAACGCTTTGAAATCAAGAATTGCAAATTCATTTAATTAACAACCACCATTTTTAATCCATATAATACGACGTTAATACACCTTTCAAATTCTAATACATAAGCCTGAAGGGGATTTCTTGCTACTATATCAGCCGACGCTCCGACATAATAGCATTCTAAAATAGTACAAGATGGCATTTTGTAACATTTGAGAGCAAGAAGGGGACGTTCTCGCTCTCAATAGGATACAAAATCATTTTTTTGGAAAAGGAGCTCCATTATGAAGCTCCTCACCTGTTTTTGTACTTCTCGCATAATATAAAGGGCAGATAGAGTAGAGGGTACGGGGTTACGCACCCTCCATATATTCTTTAAGCGTATTCTCGTATAAAGAATATATGGAGAGGCATGTGAATGTTCCGTTAAACCAAACACCACATCCTCAACAGTTCTGGAGGGAACCAAGTAGCAAACAGTTCGTCTTCGTAAGCTATTTTCTCTACAATATCATAATAACACATTCACAATGTATTCTTTAAGCATATTTTCTGCTGTTTTTCTGCATTTAAACTGTAAATAAAAAACACCCCATTAATTTGGAGTGCTTTCATCCTTCTTCAAATACTTTAATTTTCGTAAATTAACGGCTAATTTATAAAAAGCATCAGATTGAATATTATAAAATGTACGCTCTGATACATCTAAGAAATCCTCGTAGATCTCTTTATCTATGTAATCCTCAAAGTCGAGGTATTTTTTCACAATTAATATACGTTCTCTCCTACTTAATCGGTTTACCGCACGCATTATTTTACCCATAAATGCTGTACGTTTATCATTCTCTTCCATATTACGAATGACCGTATCTTCTGTGCTGCTATGAAATTGATTTGAAAACGTCGGTGGAGCAATATCATAATTTGGCGTGATCTTGGGCAAATTCTCTTCTTCCATCTCGTACATATACATTTTGTATTGATATAGTTCTGCCTCTACCGCTTCCTTTGTAGCATCTCTATCAATTTCCTTTAACATAGAAGAAATTGATTTCTTTTTTCGTACTCTTCCTATTCTCCCAGTTTCATTTACGCTCATTTCTAATATTGCCCCTTTCTCACTCTCTATCTAATTACATTGATTGTTTTACCGCTATATCGCGGCTTATATGCACCCATTAAGTATTTAAGATCATGTTCTGTTAATGTTTCCTTTTGAAGTTTCTTTTTCTTTCTATTTCTCTTTTTATTAATCACTCCTGATTTCATACAGCTTACCTCTTCCCCTTACGATTTTTTTATTTACGTAGTCCTGCTGTACTTTCCTCTAATACCGTATCTTTTCTTAAATAATTCTAACTGCCTGTGGTCCCATCCCCACATTTCTCTAATACTGTTCGCGCTATGTCCTGCTGCAATTAATCTTTCATAATCTTCCCTTGTATGAGTTGGCCGCTCTTTTTTCATTTTCTGTAATTCTTCGTCACTTAGCCTGTACTCAATTAACTCGCCAGGCAATCTATCTATATCTTTCGCAAATCTCATCGGACCTAATTGACGTGTAGACTTGGTACCTCTGTAGAAAAGGACCATTATCGATTTCTCCGTTTCCACTTGTTCCAATTACGCCGCTGCGTCTTCTTTTTGTTATAGGATAATTTCCGATTAATAGAATGCTTGCGTGCTGCTGTTAAAAATGAACGAAACAGCTTAACACCATCAATATGAGTCTGAATATTGATGGGCCCTTTATCAGATTTTTCTATTTGATGATCCGTAAACCAAGAAATTCTCCCAGGAATTTTCTTTTCTTCATCCGTTCTACCTACAGTTACTGCACTAGCAGCTACTTGTACTTCATTCGGTTTTGACATATAGTTAACGATTGCTTTTCTAATTGATCCAATACCTTTTGTAACAACTGCTACTAATCTATTCATACCCATCAACCTTTCTATTAAGATAGCGTTTTGGTTTGAATTAACCTTCCCATACGTGAACGTAGTAGTGAGACAATTCTTTCTTATCCATTACTACATTTCTATCTGAATCAAATAATTTATACATTGATATTTCACCCGCATCCGCTCGATAACAACCCCAATTTAATGCTTCTTCTTTACTATCCGCCTCATATCTATGTGAAATACCGTATCTGTCATACTCTAAAATCCAACTTTCTTCATTTTCTCTCATCCCTCATTCTCCTTTTTCGCCCAATAACGATTTTGTTAAGCTAAACCGTATTGACACTCGGTACTTCTTATAATTCTTCCATCCTCTAATTTGATTAGTGTTACAAATGGTTCTTCCGCATCATCACGAACAATTACACCTTTTGACATTGTTGAACTGTCAAAGTTAAACATTACTTTTGCTTCTTTATTTAACCAGTCTCCCTGTTTAGGGAATTTATTTAATCCGACATTAGGATGTACACCCATTTTTATCACTTGCCTTTGCTTTCTAATAAGGATTTTATAATACTTCACTCTTTTTAACTAAGCGCTCTCTGTAATATCCCACACGATAAAAATACGTTCCTTTCACTCCCATGAGATCCTCACTTTCATGTACTTCTATATCTCCGTATTTATCACGTAACTCTTTCAAGTCATACACTTTCTCTTCAATTCTCATATTCCGCTTAATTTCAAACCCGTCTGCTTCCATTACTTTACGATGTTCCTTGTACTCATCACGGTTCTTGTAAACAAAGAATCGTTCTTCACGTTCAATCGTTTGGAAATAATATTCCTGCATTACCTATTCCGCCTTTCATCACAAGATAACTATTTTGTTAAGTCTTGATTTGATTGTTCTACGTATTTATCCCAATCTTTTATACCTGTTTCCATTTCAGTACAAGCTATTGCTAACACATCATCAAAATCGTACCAACTTAGCAACGCTTCATACTCTTTCTTATCAATATCGTCGGTAAAATCACATTCTTCACATTGAACCCAAGATTCTGATGAATATTCGCTATCGCTATTTTCTATCATTAATGAATGTTGTTGACATTCAGGACAAACACGCGCTTCCTTGCCTTCTTCATTTAATCTCAAAAAATGATCACAACGTACTTTAGCTTGTTCTAATCTAATTCCGCACTTTTTCGAATACAACGCTACGTCCTCGTAAATCATTTATCATTCACCCCTTAAGCTCAACATACATCCATTGCACCAGTACCAAACATTTTGTGGGCCTGAACAAATACCATAATCTTTAGTGCTATCAACCTTACATTTACAAACACAGCATTTTTTAACTCTGGTAATTCTCCAACGTTGTTTCTTCATATCCATTCCCCTTTTCTCCCAAATAACGCTTTTATTAAAAATTAATCATCATAGTCTGTATCATCTTCTGCCATAAAATCTTTCTTACATTCAGGACACGTAGCTGGAAAATACGGATGATGATCATCATCATAAAATCGGAACTGATTCCCTTCTCCACAGTGAGTACATTCCCAATATCCTTGCATAATATAACCTCTTGTTGTTTCTGGTTTATCATTTCCGACTGAATAAACTAGATACGGTTCAGCTGTCTCGCTATAGTGTGGTTTATACATAAAAGGTGTTAAACTTGGCATTTCTCATTCCCCATTTCTTATAAAATTCAAATTGTATAACTTTCAGGTCTTATCATTTTCCCTTTCATTTATGGCTAGATATATATCTGCTATAGAAACGCCAATTCTTGTTAAATCCGCATTATCTTTAATCAATCCCCTAGCATTCAATGAACCTAATTGTTTATTATTAACTAATATCAAATTATCCAAATTGAAATTCCGTCGATTTTTATCACCAAAAATCACAGCACAGCCTTTAGGAAGAGGACCATTAACCTCTTCCCAAAGGACCAAATGCTTAGCGCGCCATTTATTTGGATCTGCGATTTTTATATCAATGT